TTACAATAATCAGTCTTAGTTGGTATTGTTTTTGTACAATTTATTTTGTATGTGTTTTCGGTTTTGTAAACTTGAATGTACTTAAGAAGTGAGCAAAGGATTTTATTTGACGATAAAACCCTTAATCTTGTTTTTATGATTGGAACACCCTGATTATATCATGACTTTTAATGCTCTTCAATTTCTTCACGATTGGTTAATTTTATCAATTTAATCTTTTTACCTAATTTATTTTTCTACCTCATCCGTTAACCTAATTATTGGGTTAACGGTTTTTAATTCTTTGGCGTTATTGTCAATTGTGATTTATCTTATGTTTTTTAAATTTTCTTAATTCCAATTAATATGATTTTCCGGTTAAAATGGATTTGAATATTTTGATATGATCTTTAATCTTCTCACTTAAATCTTGATCGTCAGCATCTAAAACGAAAGAACAGTATCTATAATCATTATTATTATCTGGAAAAGTCCTTAAAACTACTTCACAAGTAATTTTATTCTGGATCCCATCAATCAACTCTTCATTGTCATCGTTCATATATCTTCCTTTAAACAGGAATCCATTCCTGATAAATTATTAAATTAATTCCTAGAAATTGCAACACCGCCTTGACCTGAATTTTCACCAGATAATGCCCCAGTAACTCCAATTCTAGCGACTAATGGATGATCACCAATGGTATTAAAAGACTTTGTCAATAAGCTTGTATTTGTAGCATTATACGTTCGATTTGGTGGCATATTTACGTTATAAGATGCTTTAAAGCAATATACTACATCGGCACATAATGATATTTGTATTAAGTAATTTTCAGTTTGTTTTGTATCATTATGAAGATAATAATTGTGCTTCCCCTCCATTATAATATTTTGATATAAACGACCGCTATACCAGTTTGTAGTCGCAGAAACCGTTCCATCTGATACTGTTTGATTTGAATTCATTATTAAATGACCCGTAACGCCTTCCCCGGTAGTTTCTTCATGATAATTTGTTATTTTAATGTCATCTGAAGTAGCTGCATTAAGGCAAGATGACGCAATCATTAAAGATGAGATCAATAATTTATTTTTCATTTTTATTTCCTATAATTCAATATTTAAAGGCTTTGTATCATATGCAAAACCGTTTTCATAGCCAGCAGAACGACTACCTGCTTGAATAGAAAAGTTTCCGGGATTAACAGACATAAAATTCAATAATGAATTGGTTCTTATCTGATAAGAAGCCCCAGAATTCAAAGATATTGTATATGTATTGTTATAGCAGTTTATATTTAGAACGCATAGATAAAATGTAATTGTATAACTACCTCTTTGGTTTGTCGTGTTTGATAGGGTTAGAGAGTGCTGACCCTGCAATGCAAGAGTTTGGTGTATTTTCCCGTAGTACGCTTTTGTTGCAGCAGTTAGATTGTAGCTTAAGTTTTTTTTTTCTCCTTTGGTAGGTTCAGTAATATATTCTTCGAGAATCTCCATGCTACCAGTCGCTCCTTGGCCTGTAGTCCATTCTTTAGCATTTAAATGCTCTACCGATGCATAAGAATTTATTGACATAACTGCCAATGCGCACAAGCTTAATTTTTTCATATTTTCCTTATTTTTGTTGTTATAAAACTTTATATTGGAATAATTCTAGGTTTTCTTCATAAAAAATATTGTAACAATACTTACATAGACCGGTATATCCTTTTTCATTTTCTGGCGGATAACATTCGGCCGTGTATTCATTGCACATATCGCAACTAGGAGGCTGTGTATATTCAATTTCCATTACTAGATCACCTTAAGTTCTTCGGATTGCTGGTTGTTAATATGTTTCCAAGTATGTTGGCTCCATATTTTTCTAATAGTGACTTCTGTTACATCGAATTGCTTTGCTAATTCATGCTTCGATACAAGTTTTTTCATGTTAAAAATATACCGAACATTTTCTTCTGTTAATTTGGCTTTAGAATTCATAATACCCTTTTGATTTGCCTTTAATCCTACAGAAGATAAGCTAATCATGGATGAGGTAACGGATTTCCATGAGCCATGATTCAGTATGTTGGTTATTAATCCTTGCGTGACACTGAATTTTTTGGCTAATTCTCTTTGAGATAAAGTTCCTGACAGATTAAATATTTCCTTCACTTCTGTTTCGGTCAGTTTGGCGCATGGATGATGTCTTCCTCTTCTCAATGACCCGCGTTCTTTTTTCATCATATCTTCGGTGTTGTCTTTTGGTGTTCCTAAGAACAAGTGCTCTGGATTAACGCACGATGGATTGTCACATTTGTGGCACACAAACATTTTTTCAGGGATTTCACCTTTATGAATTAAGTAACTAACCCTATGTGCTCCAACCGTCTTACCATCAATACACATGCGACCGTAGCCACAACCCTCTATGCTTTTAAGATAAATCCAGCATGAATCAGTTTTTTGCATATTGGCATAGAATTTATCCTTGTGGGTTTCACTGATTATCATTTTTTACACTCACACTGACGCCATTCTTCATTGCATTTGCTACAAACACAGGAGTCTATGAATGGAGGATTTACCTCGCAGTAGTTATCAATCATTGATTGTATTTTGTTAGCTAATGGAGCATATCTATGCTGAGTATATTCATCAATTGACAAATGAATGCCATGAATTAACATTTGTAGCTCTTCTTTCGTGAAATCATTCATGATTCAATCTTAATTTTTATTACACTAATCCCCAAGGCTAACCAAAAGCAACACCATTCAGCTGCATTGCATATTGATACTATATCTTCGTGCGTCATTAATTAACCCCTTTCTCTTTAAATATTCCTTAGCGTACGTTTTCGTACCATTGGACTTCAAACCCCAATACCATGTCTATCTAATTCATTCAAAAACTTTCTTTTTGATTTTAATGTGTTTACCTTCCATTGCAATAAATAAAGAGCTGGGCGTTTCAATTTCAGCCAGCATTAATTCTACTTTATTTCTATTATTTAAATGCATATACCATTTACTTGAATCTTTGCAATGTTTTCTAACAAATTGTCCATAGAATATATTTGTAGATTTATTGGATTGAGGTGAATAACTTTCATATACTTTTTTTTGTGAACCGTTTTTATCTATACAAGTATAAATACAGTTTAATCGAAAGCCTCTATTTGGCCCTGTAATATTATAATTTGCTCTTAAAACCTTGAGTTCAGTTTGTATTGATTTTATTTTAAGCAGTGAAAGTTTCGCATTAGGATCGATAATTTCTTTTCCGCACGCATGACAATTCCTTGCTGCAATATCATTTTTTGCCTCACATTCTGTATTTAAACATTCTTTGAATTCAAAATAATAATCGCAGCGTGCTTCTTTAAATTGTCCTAAGCAACGTCTTGCGTGCTCTGTATTCATAGTGATACATTGAGGGCATTGAATAACCAGTGGTTTGTCTTTATCGATTGTTTGTTTTAGGGCGTTCATCAATATTGGATCGTCCCAATCACTATGACGCTCTATATTTCCTGCAAAATCTAAGACAAGTGCTTCTTTTTTTCCACTGGAAGGTGACAGGCGCAATACCCTCCCCATTGTTTGAACCATGAGAACCAAGCTTTCGGTTGGTCTAAGATAGGCAAGAGTATCGTAGGCTGGTATGTCAACCCCAACACTAATAATAGCAATATTAACCAAATACCGAATTTGACCTTTTCTTGCCTTATCCAATGTTTTAGAGCGCTCATCTTGTGGCGTATTTCCTAATATTAAGGCCGTTTGGGAAACTGGCAAATAACCAACAATTTCTCTAGCATGCGCGGTTGTTGAAGCAAATATAAAGATTCCGAATCTATTTTGAGATTCCATAATATGAATTATTTGTTTGCAAATTAATTTTGTTAATCTGCAATTATTATTAATCACCTCTGTTAATTGTTGATGATCGAATAGTCCGTTATTTTTGACCTTAACTTTTGAAAAATCAATAATATAATTTTCATTAATGTTAAATGTTGGCTCTATCAAATACTTTTCTTGTATCAGTTGACTTGTAGTGATGTTTCCGACTCGTCGTCTGAATAAACATCCTTCTCCGACGATAGTGCATCCTCTAAATCTGAAATCTGTTCCAGTAGCACCGAGTAATCGCATTGAGGGGTATTGTTGTTTGTAATGCCTAAGTATCCGCATAAAGCAAGAACTGTCATTAGTGTAATTAATAGTATGGGCCTCATCAACAATGATGATATTAAACTTAATTTCTGCAATTTTTCCATTTTTATTAATTCCATTTAAAATTGATTGAGGGGTTCCAAATATTACTGATTCAGATATTTCTTTTTTGCCCAACGCGGCACTATAGATTGATGATTTTCCGCCTTGTTCATTAAATGTCTGACTATTATTTTCTACTAAATCAGCGCTATGAACAATGCATAATGCTGATTTTCCTGCTTTTTGTATTGTGAGCAATATATCGGACATCATGAGGCTCTTGCCACTTCCAACAGATGCCATAAGAAGAATAGGATCATCATTGGCTTTGAGGGCTTTCCAGCATTCATTTACTGCTTGTTGTTGATATGGTCTTAATTTTTTGATTTTATTGCTCCAAATACTGGGCAGCTTTCCTTAAGATTTCAGGACTATCTTTAAATCTACCAAGTCCAGCATTGCATTGTCCGCATAAAAGTCCTCGAACTACCGTTTCTCCTGTCTGCTCTTGTATTTTATGACAATGATCGGCAGATAAGCGCACAGAATTCATTTCTATAAAAAAGTCCTACAGCCCATGAGTGGAAAGGGTTATAGCTCGTTTTAAAAATGAAGTGACCCATTTGCACACGTATCCTGACTTACCCCGTTATGCTGGAATTCTTCATGCAACTGCTTTTGCCAATATTCAATCTGTCCTTCTATTAATTCTTGCTTTGATGCATACATATGCCTACCAAACGCTCGAGGATGCGTTTCATCGCAGCACTGATAACATTCTTTATTATGAACTTTTGTGACGTCTATTTTACCTTCGAACATATACCATGCCTCTTTATATTTTTCTTTTTTATCTTCAGGCTTCGTGAGTTCTTGGAGTTTTTCGATAAGCGAATCTATATCAGTAAAACATTCCTCTTTCATAGAATTAAAATTAATTTTTAAAGTATAATAAGTGCTTTCCAATCCATCTTCTGAACAAGTCAGAGAAGATGTAAATCTTACATGATTATTTTTTTTACAGAATAAAATTAACAAATCATGTGCAATCATAAACTTCTCGTAGTCAATCATCGTTTATACATCCATCTTTCACCCATTGAACAGCTCTCTTATGACCTTCTTCAGCTGCATTCCAAGTTGAATATCTATCCATATAAATCTCTGAATTATCATTTCCTACAAAAATCATAGTTTCAAATAATAATGGCTCTCCATCTTCATCAAAGCTATGGTCTAAACCTAGCCATACTGTAGATATTCTTTTTCCATTTAGTCTATCAAGAGCGACATGCTTAGTATCATTTTGTATCATTTCCTTTATCTGTTTACTCATTTCAAGAACGCTACATTTTATATATATTTTATCTTCATTCAAATAATAGCTACCGCAGAAATCATCTAATTCAGTCATTTATTCAAATCCTCATCTTTAACCTTCTTTTCTACCTCAATAACTTTATCCGTAATATGACTTATCAATGAAGCTAATTGAGCAATGTTATTTATTAAACATTCAGTTCTTTCGTATAGTTCATTTATCTTTTCTTCAATCTCGCTCATGATTCACTACTCTGTATTATGGCCTGCCTTTGTATTTCTGATAAAATTCCAGCAATAAAGAATTGTGGATTTTCCATGCCTTTACAAAAGGTTACTAGCGATTCTCTGCAAAACATGATAAACGCAGAAACAATAATATCTGTTTGTGCCCGTTCATCATATTCTCTGATTTTCATATATAATTCTTTGTTAAACATGGTATGTAAAAGGTCTGTGGTAACTTTTGCTTTTAACTTTTTCTGTTCTTCATTTAAAAAATGACCTTTTTCAAACTTCATCTGTGACACTCCTTCCTAAACTGGCATTTCTTACATTGAAACCACACTGGAGATTCATTAATTCGTTGAGGCGGTTCTTTCATCATCATGATTGCCTCTCCTTTGGCCTTAAGTAAATCATAATGCACAGCATCGAATTTGACGATTTCACCCCACAACTCGCCCGTATCCATATTAAGCATAAAAATTGGAAGCTCTTTTAATTTCTTATCACCCATTAAATACTGAGATTGATCGAAATTTTTATAACTGTATGCTCGCATTCCATTTTTTTTGAATTTGTTAAACAATAAGTCTTTTTCTGCTAAACATGAACAAACAACTTTGTAAAAAGGTGAATGGGAAACAGCGTCATAAACTAATTTTTCAGCATGATATTTAAATTCTTGTAAACGTGCTTGTTCTAGACTAAACGGTAATCCTTCATACTCATGGCTTGAATACCATATCTTTCTTGAGCAGTCATGACCAATCATAGAAGGTGTAATATAATCTCTAGTTCTTGGCTTAAGTTCATTCCTGTATGTTTCTTGTAAGTTTTTCTCTATTTCTTTAAGTATTTTTTTCATTTAATGCGCCTCTTGTGCGATATCATGTAATAAAATATCTTGAGGACTTCCTCCTTGCTTAATCACTTCGTCAACCAAGCAAATAAAACAAAATATCTTTGCATTTTTATTTTTGCGTAATTCTATCTTTTTCTCGCTAACCCAAATGAGGGTCTTGCATAACTGGCAACCTTCAATAATGCACGGGCTTTGATCTGTAGGTGCAGACGATAAATGCTCAACAGGAATGCACCCTATTATTAAATCTTTTTCAAAATCTATTTTCATAACATCCTTAAAAAAGTGACATGCTCCACGAATTGCACGTGGTATGAGTCAACTTGACTTGTAGGCGTTGCTTGGACGCCTCGTTATCTAGTTTTATTCGTCGGGCTATCCGAACTCTATAAATTTCTAAAATAAAAACCAAGCTAGTTTTTATTAATTAAATTCAGAGCACGTAACGCAACACTAGCCATTAGACCCTTTCGCAGCTAACGGACTCAATCTCTGCTGTCGACTGCGCTTCACTGTCAGCGCCGAGCATGTCATAAATTGTTTAATGGCTTACGGCCATTACTCGCACATATTGTATTAAAACGGAACATCATCCACCAGACTCTCATCTACAGGCGCAGGATTCCTTGTAAATGCGCTGTCTGTACTCTTTCTCTCATGAGTTACGGTAATTTTAACGCCAGTCTCAGACTTGAACCCTTGTGATGTATGAACCTCCGACACCCAATTGTATTGTTTACCTTCATCATTCGGCTCTGTTTCACGGATAACAATACCCGCAATCTTTCCTTTAAATACAATCAAATCTTGGTCTGTAGGCATGTTGCTATGTTTTGGCTTGATGTTAAACATATCAAATATAAGTTTCAACATGTTTAATGCACGATGTCTTTTTTTTGCATCTTCATCGTGAACTCTTATTTTTTGACTTACTTTTTGATCTTTAAAATCCCCATCAATCAACATCCAGTCAATGTTTATATAATTCATTCCGTTATACAAAACGCTCATAAATGATTCTATTCTTGCGATGGCTTTGGTATTATCGGGTATCTGCTTAAATGTTTTCGCAAATGCGTCTTCCATGGTTCCCGTTACCTCTCCGATTTCGCTTGTCCAGAAATTAGACATATTGAATACCTCTTATTATTAAACATGTTTCCATGTTTTGTTATATTTTATGCTCTCTACAAAATGTACAGGAAGATTTAAACTTCTTGCAATTAATGTAGGGCTGCTAATATTTTTAAGTAGTTTTTTTACTAATATGACAACTTCTTCTTTAACTTTAGTTCTAAAATGATCCTCTCCCTTTGGCAAGTTATCCCGTCCTTTTTTTATTTTATCTAAATTATTATCTAGTGCAGTTCCTAAAAACAAATGATCTACATTTACACATTTTGGATTATCACAATGATGACAAATCAACATGCCTTTAGGTATTTTTCCATTTTTTAATTCATAAGCATAACGGTGCGCCTTTACTTGTATTGATTTTTTCAAGCTAAACATTCCATAACCCCATACGCATAACTTATCAGTCCATTCATGACATCCATTTTGGATATTTATTTTTATTTTTGAATTAAATCTATCAATTTCAGACATATCTCTAATTGTTTTTTTGGGATAACCATATCTTTTAAGATGACGATAATGTTTATCGCAGTATCCTTTTGATACATGATCTCTATTGCATCCTTCAAAAGTACATAAATCTGGATATATTTTTTTCAAAATTATATTTTCTGATATCATTTTGTTATAATGGGATATACAGAATCCTTGCGCCCTATGCTTGTTAATGCATCCTTGCATAGAACAAAAGTTCATGCTGCTTTCTCCTTTTTGTTAACTTCCTGTAAATTTGGGCCATTATAATATTCATCGATAATATTTCTTACCTTCTGTAAATCATTATCGATATACACTTCTTCAAACATTCCCATTGGGGTTTTTGCAACATGCAAACCATCATTTTGAGTTAGAAAAGAATAGTGACCATCAACAATCTGGGTGTGTAAGACAATCGTAGACCTCTCAGCCAGACCCACGTAGTCAGCAGTCATCTTTCCAACAGTCTTTGGCTTAATCATACCCGCGTGGTCTTTCTCCGTATGGCACAAGAGATAACAGTACAAGTCATCCCTGAAGTTTTGGCATATATCCATAATGTTAAAAACATTCGAACCCATATCCGTAAACTTGTCGTAGCCTTTTTCTCGGCAACGATGCATGAATTCATTGTTCATCAAAAATGAAAAGTCATCGATTACAATGCTTTTAATATCCGGCCTACGTTCATTAATAGCCTTTAAATAAGGCATTATTCGCCTATAATCATCCGTATCAAGAAAGTTTTTATTTTCTTCGTTATACATCTTTTTATAGCCCCTAAAAGGTAGGGGCTTATTCAGAACATTAATGATAAATGTTTCATCAGGATTTAGATTGCGAAGTGAAGTGGATTTTCCAGTGCCACTTTCACCAAGAATTACTACAACATTACTCATGTTAAACTCTCCCTTTAATATTTACGCTTGCTTTCCCTGCTTTCTTATCAATCAAATCAATTAATTGCTCACGAACCTCTTGTGGAGCTTCATTAAATTTTGACTCGAAAAGTTTTTTATCTATTGTGTATGATACTGATTTCTTAATAGGATTAAACTTTTTCGGTATATTGTATTCACCTGTCTCATAAAGCTTTTTGTTAAGCGAATAAATGCATGGCGTACGTACTTCAATCTTCCATGTATGGAAGTCATATGTCGATTGACCTTCCTTCTGATGACCAAACGCTGAAATAATATTTTCAGTTAATTCTTCTTTCTTAACTAGAAGTTTTGATATCTTTTTGTTAACACTTTCAAGCTCTTGTATATTGCAAGTTAGGAAGTGATCGTGATCGTCTTGTTGTTGCATCCATGCTCCATCATTAAAATCTTGTTCCATTGAATCTGTATAATGTTGCATAATAACCTCATTTACTATATTTAGTCTACGTTCGTTATTGAACGTGAATACATAATACATTATTCAATTGACGTAAGTCAATAGATTGATGTAATATTATTTAAAATAAATGATGAGGTTTTTTATGACACCAGATGAAGTTTTAAATTTATTTAAAACAAAGTATAAGTTTTCTAAAGTATGTAAGATGTCTTCGAGTAGCTTATTAAATTGGGTTAATAAAGGCTCGGTTCCTTTTGTGTCTCAAAAAAAAATAGAACTTGCAACGCATGGTTTACTTAAAGCAACATGGGAAGACAGTTATGAAGCGCGAACTAAGGGATGATTTAATGATATTAGAGGGAATGATGAGGGCGTTTGGGTTTTTCTTGGAACAGCCTCAGTTTGACTGCTTTGATAATATGCATGAAATATTTTCTTCACTTTCAGAAGAACTATTAAAAAAGGAACTTTATGAATCTTGCGGAAAAAGCAATTGAACTTGCTAGCAAATTAGCCAATTCATTTTATGATCGTGAGCCGGAAAGACCTGTTTTCTTCACGGCCACAGAGCTAGACTTAATTGAGAAATGGTTGATGGATATGGTTGTGTATGAATTAATGAAAGATTGAACTATAATCTAGAAAGCGTGAAGGCATCCTGCCTTCAGTCACAAATGAATACCCACCGACCAAAGTTGTTATTCATTTATTTTAAATACATCACAACACGCCATAAGGTCGCATTGGCTGATTCACACAGGAAGTATATCATGTCTCAACATCATTTCAATATTAAAATTGCTCAATTGTATAGTGTTGAAGAAGCAATATTTTTAAATAACCTTGAATTTTGGACAAGACACAATCAAGCAAACCACACGAATTTTCATAAAGGCCGCTATTGGACTTACAATTCTCGCGAAGCTTACACAAAATTGTTCCCTTATTGGTCTGCTGATCAAATCAAAAGAATCATTCAAAAATGTATATCAAATAAACTTATAGAAAAAGATTGTTTCAACAAAAACCCATACGATCGAACGAGTTGGTACTCACTTACAAATGAGGCAATTTTGTTGCTTGGAATGGAGTCAAATACCTTTCAATCCCTTGTAGAATCGACTGGGCGAAATCGCCCAATCGACTGGGCGACCCAATCCGCCTCATTGGGCGAAATCGCCCAACCTATACCATATATAAAACCAGATGAAAAACCAATTATTAATACTACCCCCCTACCCCCCAAGCCCGAAGATCCTAAAAAAGTCGAGGCGGTAAAAAAAGTAACCTCTCTTTCTCTTGAAGATCTAAAAGCCTCCAACCCTCATGACATCCCAGATGAGCATCTTTTAGATTGGCTCAGTTATCGAAAAAAGCCTATAACCCTATTATTTTGGGAGGAAATGAATAAAACGTTATCAACGTTAGCTTCTAAAGGAATATATCCAGAGGAAGCTTTTACGGCAATGCTGAAAAACAGATGGGGCGGAATTGAAGAGCGATATTTTGAGAAAGATATCGAATATAAAAACAAAAAACGTTCTGCGTATAAAAACACAGTTGAATCAGTAATGAGGGCGTAAGCATGAAATCTTTCAAAGAAATTTACAGCCCTCATGTTTTTGAATCAAGAAGCGAAGAGAAGTCAAAGGAATATGAAGACAATCCTCAAGTAGTTAATTTGATTAATAAGTTATTTATTTTTTTCTTCTCAATATTTCCAGCGTTCGATCAACAATATTCTGAAGAATCAAAGTTAAGACTTGCTAAAACCCAATGGGTAAAGGCTTTTGTTGATGCTGGGATATTGGCAAGAGATCAAGTCGAATACGGTGTTAAAAAATGCAGAGAATCAAAATATCCAAATGTTCCCATGATTGCGCAATTTATCGAATGGTGCAAGCCAACTCCCGAACAACTTAACCTTAAGTCTGCGCGTGATGCCTACAAGGAAGCTTGCGAAAACTCACACCCAAGCGCGGAAAAGAAGTGGAGCCATGAAACAGTTGTCTATGCGTGGAATAAATGCGGTTCTTATTTTTTGACACATGAACCTGAAAAACTGTCTTACCCATACTTCAAACAATTTTATGACGAAGCAATAAGCCTTTTCATTAACAAGAAAATGCCAAAGACAATTGCAGAAGACAATAAAATTGAAAACAGAGGCGATATATCATCAATTCAAATAAAAGATGAGTTTAAAAAAATTAGTGGTCGTGAAGAAGCAATGAAGATAATGCGCCAATATTTAAAATAAATCCCATGCAGTCAATTTTATTTGATATATGGGAAATGACATAAGCTTAATATTATCGTGCAACCATCGAAGGATTTAATGGGTAGGATTTGAAGTTAACGTCCTAGAAGGTAAAGGATTGAGATTGATGCGGCAAATCCAAGCATGAAACTTTCGATGACGTTCAATCCAAGATGGGGGCAAATTATAGTTGATATAAGAATGTTAGCTACGAAAAACGGCATGATAAGCCTTGTATTTTGGTGTTTGGCTGGTATTATACGCATGCCTCCATACCTTTTTAACTATGTTTAGTCGACAATATTCCAATTGGTAAGCGTGGAGGCATGCCGGAATCCTTGAGTTCCGGCATTAATACTAAAAATGTACTACTGAAGACTAAATTAGTATTTTGTTACAGTCGCAACATTCAGCTTCCACGCACGACTCTTCAATCTCTCCATCGATTGAAATTTCATACTTTTTTGTGTCATGATCGCAGTAGTTTTCGATCATCGAACGAAGTTTCTTATTTACTGAAATAGTAAAACATGAGTAGGGAGTTACGTCGCCAGAAATCATATGCTTTACACAACGCTTAATTTCCTGAAGCTCTTCTTTAGTGAAGTCATTCATAATACATCGCCCCGCAAGATTTACATTTTTTAGGAGGATTTGAACGCGGATATGCGCCTGTTACAATCTTCTGATGTTGACATTCTGAATAGCGGTCGATTAGGGATTCTACCTTTTCAAGTAATTCATTATCCCACCCGCTTTCCTGAAGACAGCCATAAATCTCTTTTAGCTCTTCTTTAGTAAAGTCATTCATTTTTATCCAACCCATCCCTTAAAAATTTTATTTTATATTGAAGATTTCTATCTGACTGTAACTGTTTACCTCCTTGTTCTTCTAGATTTAAAAAATAACAATCTATATAAAATAAAATCATGTCTAATTCATGAACGCTAAAGTAATTAATGTTTTCTTCGTCATTCATCTTTCGTATGCCCTACATAATGTTTTATTCCCTTCTCCGCAAGATTTAAACTGTAATGCATTTGATCAAATCCTATATCTGCAAGAATCATTTCAATATTATCTCCAATTTTAAGAACGCCACCACGTACAAGACATTTAAAATCCTCTTCGTCTAACTTGATATATTTTTTGTCATTCATCTTTTACCGCCTCATCAAATGAAAATGCGTTAAATATTTTACCATCATCGAACAATACTGGGACAGGGTTTAACTTAAAAAGTCCATATCCTGTATAATCGCAAGGTGTGCCTTGTATCATTTTCTTACATTCAAATGCTTTTTGAGATTGTTTTTTTGGTATAAAACGTCCAATGCATTCGACAGCGATTGATGTTTTGGCTGTTTCTTCTAAAACTCCAACGTCAATAAAGTCTTGTGCTGTTTGCACAGTCTTACATATCGGACAAACAAAACGCCAATTCTTCGCTTCTTTGCCAAATAATTTAGATGCTTTTTCATGCCACTCGTGCAGAGGGATGGCTTGTAATTTTTCTTTACTCACTCTTAACCCACTCCCCAAATGTTGTGTTTATGTGTTGCTGCATGCGGTGATAGGCTGCAAGTTGTCCTTCATATTCTTGTTTGTCTTGGCATGTTCTGTATTTTTCTCCATTACAAACATCTTCCCAATAGTCAATCCTATGCTGAACCCAGTCTTTAAGGTCTTGTATTTTTTCATCTTGCAACCCGTGTATTTTCTTATCCACGTTAACTCCTCATATTTTCAAGTAAATCATTAATCGCTTCTTTTTCAGTACAACCTTCTCCGGTCGGATTATAAGAAGGCGTCTCATAATCTATCGGGGTAGGATCGTAATCTTCGAGTGTTGCAATCCAAGGGCAACATCCCCAGAAGGCGCGTTCTGTATCGTACTGAACGTGGATCGTTTCACCGTTTATTTTGTGTATATTCATGTTAACGCTCTCCGTTTTGCATCTTGTCTGTTATGTATTCAATGGCTGCTTCGCGTGCTTGTTGTTCGGTGCCATACCAACTATCGCTTTGATAATATGTTTTGTGTTTTATTATCGTATAACCAAATATTAAAATATTTTTACCTTCTCTCATTGTTATTGCTTTATCTATATAAAACTCAATATCTTCATATTTTTCTTTCATATTTGATAACCTTCTGGGTAAACAGTGCTCATTGGTTTATACTCACTATCTTCTATTTTTCCACAACTACCACATTTTATTTTAGGAATAACTTTTCTATGAAAATATTCATCATCGTAACCTTTCAATGCTTCCTCATGAGTACAATGAGGGCAAACAAAAATAGCCCAAAAATCGCGTCTATTTTGTGATAATTTCTCTTTAATTCTCATGCTGCCTCACCCTTTCTAATCTGATTGTAATGCATTATAAATCTTGTACAAAAACGAGCCATGTTCTCGATTGCTGCCGGATTAATTCCCTTTGTTATAATTTCCTTGTTGTTTTCACCTTCAAGACTTAGCTCATAAAATCGATACCCTATTTCACTGCGCTTAATGCTTAAATAAAACTCTTCGCCCATTAAATCGTAAACGCTCAGAGATTCTAAGGTTCTTTCATCTAAATTGGAATCGTCTTCATCCCATGGATTTTCAACTTGTTCTTCTGTTATCCTGCACTGCATGTTACTCTCCTTGTAAGTTGTCGATAAATTCCTGGGCATGAGCACCGGCCCACATGAACGTTTCAAAGTAATTCCATCCTTTTATGAATTTTTCACCTGCATATATTCTAACGTCAAATCCAAATGTCGACTTTTCTATTGTAATATCATAACCTTTGTAGTTATACTCTGTAGTGTTATTCATGATTCACTCCTTAAGTTGGGAGCCCGTTCGTAGCGGGCTTTTTTAATTATAAACTTTTATTTTTAGCTACTATTAAAGCATTCGCATATAAAGGATGGTCTGCAAATAATGTGACGCCGCGCCCTTGATCAAAATAATCTGTCATAGTTTCTGTTTCATTCACATAGATGTCTTTGAAAATCTTACCTAATGACCTGTCCAAGTCTTTAGCATAAATATTCACACATTCACGACCGTCTATTCGATTGCCTATCATGTATGACACGCGATATTTAGTCTCGCCATTTGTTACGTAATATTTTTTAAATTTAATATTCATTTTATTCTCTCTTTGTTTTTACCAAGTGCCGCGATAAATAGCGTCTTCAATACCATGCTTGTCTTCATATCCAAAAAATTCATCTTGAAAGAATCCATTGCAATGATACAAAGCGTATAAATCTTTTTTAACTCTTTTAACTTTATAAGTTTTAATCCCTACCGTTATGAACTTTGGCATTCTTTTCATTTTCTTTTCTCTCTGTTGTTATCGTTTGGTATGATGCTATTGTATCAACATTATATTGATACGTCAATCAAATGATGTATTTATTTTCATTTATTTACTTATCCCCATACTTATTAACTGAAAATGTTGATAACAATACTTAATTTATGATAATGTTGCATTATAGCTTATCTTTTTAATGTAAATTATGACTGTATGTACGGCTTGTTATGGCTCCGGTGAACTTTTGGGCGTTGGTATGATTAATATTGATTGCCATCATTGCGATGGGAAAGGCAAAAAAGAAAAGATTGAGATTGATAAGCAAAGCAAAAGTTATAAAACAGCAGTTAAAAAGATTAAAGCATTAAATAGTGATATCTCTGATGACAAAGCGCATGAGATATTTGAAGATGAATTTAATAAAATAGCGAGTTGAGCGTGGCTGGCGGAAGACCTACAATATACAGCTCTGAATTAGCAAATAAAATATGCGAAATAATCGCTACTCATCCGTTCGGGATTAGAAAATTATGTAGCATGTTTTCAGAATTTCCCGAGTATACAACTATCTTCGCATGGAAGCATAAATTTGATGAGTTTTCCAACCTGTACACTAAAGCTAAGCAATCACAAGTCGAGCTTTTAGTTGACGAAACCCTTGATATTGCTGACGAAACTTCAAATGACACGATAATAAATGCATCGGGAAATGAGGTTTGCAATAGCGAATATGTCAATCGCTCTCGACTCAGAATTGAGACAAGAAAATGGATCGCTTGCAAGCTTGCACCAAAAATATATGGCGATAGAGTCATTAACGAAGTTATTGACAACACAATTTCCGAACAAGCAAAAGCCCAAAAATCTGCATTAGACGAGGCAAACAAAAAGGACTTTTAATGATTTTACAACTCAATCCAGCTATCCCTGTTACAACACCAAAAGGCTCAGCTCTTGCACATTTTTTAATTGATTACGGTCAAGAATCTCATTTATATTGGGTATGTTTTCAGGACGATACGGGCGAATGTTGGACATATGCAAACCCTGAAGTACGAGCACAGAAAAATATAAGCTTGGGAAGATTAATAAATGCAAATTGAATTACCTGATGCAAAGAAAATACTTGCCTCGAATCATATTACTTTAGATAAAAATATGACAGAAGAACGTCTCTCCACTCTTATCGAAGCTCTTGTAAATACAGATGTTGCGCAATCTGAAAAACAACTTGCTATTTATATTATAATTGCAGAGATTGAATGAATGATATTATTTGAAGATAAATTTATTTCTATTAAAGTTCAAAAAAATCATGAATATAGATTGGAAAATGGGCTGCCAACCGAAGAATATTTGCGTTTATTAAAATTACAAATTGATGCTCATTGTCAATCTATAAATAATAGATTATTTTCTATTTTATCTTCTTTGCCTGAAAATGATGTTAAATTTTATTACAAATTAGAGCGATCAGATGAATGAATAATACAGGCAAAAATTTTATAGATGATTTAATATTTTTTTCGTTAAGATTTATTATTGACTCACCAAAACACTCTGATGTTATGAGAGTTTTTCACGGTGCATTAGTATATTATGCTCCGAAATTAAGTAAAAAAACTTTAGATCATTTAAGACTTAATATTACATCTCATCTATGTATTTATAATGGATATGATTATAATTTGAATTTATTTTGGAACTTTGTTGAATTAATTGACGAGCAATTAAAAAAGTTTGAAAATGAATGACAAGGATATCATAGCCTCTCAACTTCGCGGTTCAATGCTTGATTTCACACGTTTTTTTTATCCATTATTAACTGGAAGGGATTTTATTATATCTCACCCTTTGGGTCGCGAATCTCATCATATCACTGTAGCTCGCTCCCTTACCCAAGCCTCAAGACTTGAAATACCTAATCATCGTTTACTCATTAATATAAGCCCCGGTAGTGGAAAATCTACCTTACTTAGTATGTGGGTTGCATGGTGTCTCGCATCTTATCCTGATTCACGATTTCTGTACTTATCTTATAGCAAAGTACTCGCAGCAAAACACACTGAAACTATTAAACGCTTACTGCAATTGCCGATGTATAAGTATTTGTTTGACGTGCATATAAGGCATGACTCTAAAGCAAAGGACTCTTGGCAAACGACTGCTGGCGGACAATGCAGTGCCCATGGTTCAAGCGGAAGTATCACAGGGTTTGATGCAGGCTTACCGGGAGAGAATCGCATGTCTGGGGCTTTAATCATGGATGACATGCATAAACCCGATGAGGTGCATTCGGACACGATTAGAACATCAGTTATTGAAAACTATAGAGAAACAATACAACAACGTGCGCGTGGGTTGAATGTGCCGATGATATTTCTTGGCCAGCGATTACATGAGGACGATTTAGCTGCTTATTTGATAGCTGGTCAAGATGGGTATCAATGGCATAAGGTCATTTTGAAGAGTCTTGACGAAGCTGGGAATGCAATGTATCCCGAGGTTAACAGTCTTGAGTCACTGCGCATCAAGCAAGAGCGCGACCCTTATGTGTTTGCGTCTCAGTATCAACAAAATCCAATACCTGCTGGTGGTGCATTATTCAAACCTGAATGGTTTGTAATGCTCGATGAAGAACCTGAAATCTTATTTAGTTTTATTGTTGGAGACACTGCGGAGACTGCAAAAAGTTATAACGATGCTACTGTATTTAGCTTTTTCGGGATTTATGAAATTGAATCTTATGGTATTAAAACTGGTCAATATGGAATACATTGGATTGATTGCCATGAATGCCGAGTAGAGCCTAAGGATTTAAAGCCTACATTTTTGGAGTTTTGGCAATCTTGTATGAGATATAAAAAGCCTCCGCAATTGGTGGCGATTGAAAAAAAGTCTACAGGCGGAACATTGTTAAGTTTGCTTGATGAGATACGCACGGCTAAACTTTTAGATATTCCGCGCAATGCATCGACTGGCAACAAAACAAAACGTTTTCTTGATACACAACCTTACATTGCCGAAAGACGCGTTTCTTTTCCCTCTATGGGAAGACATGTTAAGTTATGTTTAGATCATATGTCCAAGATCACCGCGAATGATACGCACCGCTGGGATGATATTGCGGATACATGTGCGGATGCTGTTAAGCTTGCATTAATTGACAAAACACTTGTGAGTATGCTGAATATAAACGACCAACAATATGTGGATATCGCTAAGTCTGTATTTGGTGATAATGCTAGGATAGCAAGATTGCGTAAAGCTGCATACAAATAATACATGAGTTGTTTACAACATAAAATAACGTACAATTAAATGATTTTTAAAGTAAAATATAAAGTATAAACAGATTTTTGCTTATATAATAACAATTATAAGCTTTATATATTAATATATTATTATTATAGCGTAACAAGGATGTTACACAATGCGGACTTATCCAAAACCAAGTACCGAACTCGATCTAATAAAAAAAAATATTCGCGTATCTCATGAATATTTCAAGCCCAACTATGACAGATACAACGAATTTCGAAAGTTCATATTTGATACATCATTATCGAGTGATGATGTAACGCTTTTAGAAACTCTTGGTAAACCTCAACTTGAATTCAACGTCATCGAAGCATATATGTCACGTCTACTCGGGGAATTTAGTAAACAAGAGCCTGATATTGAGGTTAATAGTGATGACGAAAAGGCCATTGATGCACTCACTGTTAAAGTAGTTCAGCAACATCTTCGTCATGTACTGCTAGACACAAAAAATCAACACACACGCTATGAGGTTTATAAAGACTTATTATCTGGTGGATTTAGCGTGCTTGAAGTTAAGACAGATTATCAAAATTCAATGTCAATGAAGCAAGAAATCACAATTACTCGATGTTTTGATCCAACACTTTGCGGATTCGATAGCCTAGCGCGCATGTCACACAAAGGTGATGGGCGTTTTTGTTATGCGCTTTCTCCCATGGCTAAAGAAGATTTCATGGAGGCTTATCCTGATATCCCTGTCGGTGACATATCTTTTAGACGCGATTTTGCAGGATTTAACTGGTCATATCTAAATGACAATACAGAAATAATTTTGGTTGCTGATTATTATAAAAAAGTTAAAAAAGAAAAAATGATTTGCGAACTTGCGGATGGTCGCGTTATGACTACAAAACAATATCGTAAATTAGTTAATGAGTGGGATGATATTACGATGCCCCCGGCAATTGTTGGTAAACCACGCAAAACCATGATTGAACAGATTGAGAGATATCGAATGATTGAGAATCAAATTCTTGAGCATGAGGTAACGGACTATACACATTTGCCATTGATTTTTGTGGATGGAAATAGTGCTATGATTAAAACGCCTAAGAATGGCAATGTCAGACAAGTAACGCGACCTTATTTCTATCATGCAAAATCTGCGCAACGCCTGAAAAACTTTGCTGGTATCTGCTGGGCTAATGAGATAGAGAATACCGTTCAACATAAGTTCATGGTTGCTAAAGAAGCATTACCTAAAGAAGAATTATATTTAGAGGCGTATAAAGACGTCCAGAAAGCGTCTGTGCTTGTCTACAACTCAATGTATGAGGGAAATCCAGACCAACCCATCAATAACCCTTTGCGTGAAGTACAGCGCGTTCCAATGCCTCCTGAGATATCAGGGGCATTTACTGCATGTGATTCTTTAATGCAAAATATACTTGGAAGTTATGATGCATCTTTAGGAATAAATAATAATCAATTATCAGGGATTGCTATGATTGAAGGAGCGACGCAATCCAATGCTGCTGCAATGCCTTATGTAGTTGGGTTTTGTCAGGGTTTAAGTCGCGCTGCGGAAATCTATGTTGATTTGATGCCTAAGTACTTTAAAACACCTCGTACACTCCCAATTTTGGATGATGAAGGTAAAAGGCAATATGTGATGATTAACCAGCCTGAAGGTATGGAGATGGACTTTAACACGAATGCTTTAAATGTTGTGGTTAAAGCTGGGGCAAGCTTCCAAGTTCAAAAATCTCGTACTATTATGATGGTTAAAGAGATGATGGGAATGTCACCGATATTTGCACAGTTCATTGCTGAAAAGGGTTTGAATTTTGTTCTTGATAATATGGAAGGCAAAGGAATTGAAGAGCTTAAAGGATTAGTTGAAGAATGGACTAAAGAGATGGAAGAGCAGAAAAAGCAAGCTCAACAACAGCAACAGCAAAATCCCGCAGCGATTAAAGCGCAAATTGATATGGCTAAATTGGAGCATCAAAAACAAAAAGATAGCGCAATGATTCAATTAGACATGAAGAAGTTGGAGGCCGATCAACAAAAACTAATGGTTGATATGCGCATAAGTCAAGACCAGTCTGCGGTAGGGTTAGTAAAAGCTCAAACAGAGCGCTTTGCAAAACAGGTTGATTTAGAAATTAAGAAGCATGACATGCGACATAGACATCTTAAAGAAGCTTTAGAAACACACCATAAAATTAAACAAGGACATAAAGAACATGCTGGAAGACATTGATTTTATTGATAGAGAAATTGATTTTTCAATTGATAAATTTCTACAAGGATTTGCCCATGATGAACCAAGAGATTTAGATAGTTATATAACGGGCGGTGGAAAGGAGTATTGTAAACTTGGATTGATTAAGCGTAATTTAGAGATTAAGGATAAAAAATGAATAAAAAAGTAACATGGAATGATTTATTCAGTGCGACAAGTCAAGAGCTTAAAAAGACGTATAAATTAAATGATGGTCAACTTGAGATGCAAGTGCGTAAACATTGGGATGGTGCGAATACGGCAGAGCGGAGAAAGTTGTATGAAGACGTTTATAGCAGTAAAAACAAAAAATAATAAAATCAATTGCACAACACTTTGTATGTGCTAAAATTTTCTTGTAGCATGAATTAACATGGAAGATACCAATGCGAGCTGCTCCATACGATAACAGGGAAGAAAAAACAACCAAGAAAGCTATTGCTGGAACAGAAAAAGGCGTTAAGCCTGTGGCAAAAGATACCAATAAAACAAGACGTAAAGAAACACGAAAACGCAAAGTAGGTGAAACAGTTGCGAGCGTTAAGCCTAAGTCAAATTTGAAAAAAGATATGAAGAAATCTATGCGTGGCGACTGCTAATGGCTGAAAAATGGATTGCTGGAGCAACTTAAGATATACTTATCATTTTGGATGATTTATGTATATCGGGCGTGGAAACGGTAAAGTTAAAAAAATTTGTTTGCAATGCAATAAAGAATTTGAATCTAGACATGATAGGCCTGGTAAATTTTGTTCGAGAATTTGTGGCGGTAAAAATAAAATTCAACCATCCTTTAAGAAATTAATGATTTGTCAGGAATGTTCTAAAGAATATTTAGTCAAACGTTATATGTTGGATACTACCAAATATTGCTCTAGAGTTTGCAGGCAAAAAAATATGCCGAGTGGAGAGTCTCATCCTAGATGGAATGGCGGAATTTCCGAAAGACCTCACTCGGCTAGAAAAGGAATTTTGCAATTATTGAAAACTATCAAGGCATGTCAAAAATGCGGTAGCAGTATTCGATTGCAAGGCCACCATATTATTGGATATGCTGAAAGACCTGATCTGGCAAATGAACTTTCAAATATAGTTATTTTGTGTCAGTTATGTCATTCTCAAGAACATCCTAAATATGCTAATTTAATTTTAAAAGGCGGTGTTTATGGCAACAAATTGGATACAGAAAGCAATTCCTGAATCTTCTAGGGGAGCGCTACATCGAAAACTTGGTGTTCCTGCGGGAGAAAAGATACCAGCTAAGAAAATGGCAAAAGCAGCGCATAGCAAATCACCCAAAATCCGTAAAGAAGTAGCTCTTGCAAAGACATTATCGAAACTCAGAAAAAAATAAGGGAATATTATGTCATTATCTACAATTATATCAAGTAAATTAATCACAATACTCGAAGAAGAAATTATTAAATATGCGCCTGAAATACAAGATGCAGCTCTTGCGGAATTAAAAGTTTTGCTTGGCAAGCTTATAGAAAAAGTAGAATCAATTGGAACATCTAAAACTGGAGCTTAGTATGAAAAAGGGATTTATTGACAATAGAATGGTTAAAGACAGTCATCAAGAAGGTATCAGCAGAGTTATGCAGCGCGATCGTAAGAAGGCGGAAGGTTATGATGGAAAAATGCATGGCCATACTGGAAGTGATAAAGGATTTAAACGCTCAGGCGATAGTTTAACGCCCCGTAAAGCATAATATAAGGAAGTGTCATGCCATTAATACAATTGCCTTTGCAGTTGCCAGCAACTGTTGGAGTAAACCCCAATATTCGTTATATGGTAACAACGGATCCTTTGGCGACAATAACTGCATCATCCTATTTAAACGCTGGAAATCTTGAAGGTTATACAGTCTCGACAAATGATATATTGTTTGTTCTTTATTCTTATAGCACAAATACTAAAACGGGTTCTTTTGGTATTTTTACAGTCGGTATTACCAATGGCGTGATTACTCTTTCAGCGTGGGCTGATACAACTAATATTACTTTGCCCACTATTGCAAATGATTTGATGGTATCAACCAATACTGCTGGACAACTTGCCAGTCTGTCAGGAACCGCGACACTCCCTGCTGGTAGCAATATTGTTTTACCGAAAGTGAATGCTACAGAAGCAGCCAATGCCGTTACGGCTAGCGGAATGTCTGGGGTCATTACTACGTCTTCATTGACCACTGCGGGCGCTGGAAGTTATGCAATTACGTGGACAAATACCAAAATTGCGACAACATCTGTTATACAGTTAACATTGATGGGTGGAACAAATACAACCCAAAATATTACTATTGCAGCAACAGCAGGAGCAGGAACTTCAACATTGACAATTTATAATAATACCGCAGCTACCGCGCTTAATGGTACGATTTTAATCGGTTATACTATTTTCTAGGTGTCTCCTTTTCCATCCCTGTTCTCTAAACAGGGATGGTTTTTAATATTAATATTCATACCTTCTTAAATTAGCCTGAAACCATTTATCAATTTCATCAACATCATATAAAACTCGTCCTCGAACATCAAACTTAATATAGCAAGGTGGCTTTTTCTCATTTCTACGTTTCTTAAACCATTCCTGTGAATAACCATATTTCTTTGAGGCTTCTTTGTCATTGATATATTGCTTTCCGTTGATATTTATCATCCCAGTCCTTGGAGTATTTTAGGATACAAAAGACTATATCAGGATAAATTCAAGTAAACAAGATTGTTTAATTCTTATACTACATACACAATCAACTTGTTAATCATTGATTAACCGTCACTCACGATACGAGGCTGATTACCTAGGGCTGGGGTTAAAGCTCAGTGGACTAACACTTTAAACATAGGCAACACCGTTGCGGGGTTAAAAGCAGGAGAAATAGATGGATGATGTGGCTCAAGGAGCGGGTCAGAGTCAGGATGACTCGTCTTTAAGACAAGAACAAGTTCCACAACAGCAAGAGCGTTTGTTCAAGCAGGCTGATGTGAATGATATTGTAGGGCGTGCGAAAGCTGATGCGGTTGAATCTTATAAGAGGAAACAGGCGCAAGCGCAGCAAGAAAATCAAAGTTATCAAGCTCCAAAACAGCAAGGTAATTATGATGAAGATTCATTTCGAAAACTTGCGGCTGAAGAAGCACAGCGTTTACGGGATGAATGGATTGCTGATGCTGATGCAAAGCGTCAATCTGAAGAAGCAAATCGCATTGTTCAACAATTTTGGAACAAGGTTAATGTTGGTAAGACGAAATTTGATGACTTTGAAAAAACAATAGGTGATATAGAATATCAACGTTTTCCAAATACTGTACAGTTATTAGCAGATCATATCGATAATGCCGATGAAGTCCTATACAGTTTTGGAAAAAATAGAATGAAAATGGCTCAAATAGAGCAATTATCATATATGTCACCTAAAGATGCGATTATTGAAATCAAGCGTTTATCTGAATCAATTAAAGATAATGCGCAAGCATCTAAAGTTAAATCGCCAAATGAGCCGCTTTCTTCATTGAAATCTTCAAGTGCTGGAATGGATGGCGGTGTACTATCTTTTAATGATTTGAAGCGTAAATATCGCGGATAATATCTAAAAGGCTGCCATTCAGAATTTCATAAACTCTGGAGAATTTAACATGGCAGTCTTTCCTAATAACATTTTAGAAACCGTACAAACCTACCAACGTTCATCACTAGCGCTTTTATATAACTTATGTTGTCATATTAGGACAGCTAATACAAAATTTAAAGATTTTGATAAGATTCAAGCAAATCTTGGCTCAAGCGTTACGTTCGACCTGCCTCCACGAGCAACTACAACAGCCGGTCTTGTCGCTGCATTCCAGCCAGCAGTTCAGCGCTTACAAAATCTCGTTTGTGACCAAGCCAATAACAGCGCTTTTGCTGTTACTGCTCAACAACGTATCTTCAACTTGGAAAAAGGTGAAGAAGATTACATGCGCGTGTTTGGTAAATCATTTATTGCAGAACTTGCGAATTTAGTTGAAGGTAATATTGCACAAAACTGGGATTCAGGCGTTGTTAGTCAATTAAATGGAACGATGAATACTTTCTCAGGCCCTTATCGATTCTTTGGCAATGGAACAACTCAATTAACTTCTTATCAGCAACTTGCGCAATCTGTAATGTTATTCAAAAACTATGGTGCGGTTGCAGAGGGTATGAAGATTTACTTGCCTGATACTGTTGTCCCTGCAATCGTAGGCAATGGGTTAAATCAGTTTGTACCGCATCGTAATGATGATATAGCCATGTCATGGGAAATTGGTGATTTCGGTACTCCCCGTGTTGATTATTATCAATCAAACTTGATGCCGATACATGTATCGGGTACAACAGGTGTTGGATCTCAAGTGTTGACTGTTGTTTCGACTAACGATCCAACAGGTCAAAACGTAACTCAAATTACTTTCTCAGGCGCTACTGCTAACGATGTAAACGCGATTTTATCCGGCGATGTATTTGCATTCCAAGATGGTGTAGCTGGTCAGCCGAATATGCGTTATTTAACATTCATAGGCCATTATCCAAGTGCTAATCAAGTACAATTCAGGGCAACTGCAAACGCTGTTGCAAATCCCGGTGGTATTGTTAGTGTTAGCATAACACCTGCACTTAACTGGGCTGGTGGACAAAATCAAAATGTGAATAATCCAATCGTTGCGGGTATGCAAGTTTTAGGCGTTCCGTCGCATCGTTGTGGTGGTATCTTAGGTGGTGATGCTTTCTATTTGGCAATGCCTCAGTTGCCTGAACAAGACCCCTACGCAACAGCAAATGAATTCGATCCCGAAACTGGATGTTCATTACGATTGACTTATGGTTCACTATTCGGACAAAACCAAACTGGTATGATTTACGATGAAACACATGGTTCTGTCATTGTTCCTGAATATTCAATGCGCTATATTATTCCATTGTCACAGGGCTAGTTAAGGCGAGTTGTTGTAAAAATTGCAGCAACTCAATACTTTCAGATATTAAGGACAATACAATGCAACAAATTCAAAATGAAACTATCTATTCGTTACCGAGATTATATACCCAAGGATTACAACTATCAGCTGCATCTACCACAGTTATGGCCGTTTCTCCGGGAGCTGCGCGTGATTCCACAAACAGCATTGACATGGTTGTTGGGCTGCAAAACTATTTTGGGATTGATAATCCCGCAGTGCAATTTCAAAATTATCAACCCGGATTGTTGATTAACTCTACGGTAAATGGAGTTAATGGACTTGATACAGGAACAATTGCAGCTAGTACACAATATGCCGTGTATTTAATTGGTGATTCAAGAAATTATCTTAACACCGCTGCTGTTTTAAGCCTTACAAGTAATACAGCGCCTACGTTGCCTTCAGGCTATGACTCTTATCGCTTGATTGGGTTTTGGGAAACTGATGGTTCAAGTCATTGGGTATATGCGACACATAAACCACAAAATATCGCAGGATTGTTGACATATTTTAATGTACCTGCAATTTCTGTTTTATCGGGTGGAAATGCAACTACTTTCACAGCAATCGACTTGACTACCAATAGTGCAATTCCTACAACTACATTACCAAATGTAATTGTTACTCTATTGGTTACTTTTACGCCTGCTGCGGTTGGCGATATTGTGCAGTTTAGACCAACCGGATCTGCCGCCACTGGAAATCTTCCTACGATTACAGGCGTTTCTGCGGGTATTGCTCAGAGTCAATATATCCAAGTTATTGCGGGTGTGGGTTCTTCTAAACCTGAAATTGATTATCTGGTTTCATCAACCTCTGATGCCGTCAGTGTATTAGTTATTGAATGGTCTGGAGTATCTAATAGCGCTTATCCTGCGCTAGTCTAATGATAAGGAGCGTGTATCATGGCTTATACAGCACAGGACTTGATCACGCGCTCCTTATACCTCTCTGGTATTCTTGCGCGTAATTTACAAACACCTACATTCGATCAAATCAATAATGGGCTTCAAATGCTCAATTCTATGCTTGATTTCAAGCAAATTGAATTGGATTTGATTCCCTATTACACATACATTGAAATGCCGCTTATAGCAGGACAAGAAAATTATTTCTTACCCTTTGTAGGGCTTGTTGAGTCCGCAACCTTTAATATAAATGTTGTTCGCTATCCCATGGATTCGGTATCACGCAGGAATTATTATGGCTCTGCTCGCGTGGATAACATTTCTTCTCTTCCTTTCAGCTGGAATTACAACAGAGCTTTAGGAGGAGGCTATTTTGCAACATATTTTCTACCTGAATCAAACTATCCGCTTAAGATGATGGTTAAAATATTTTTAGTCGATGTTGCCCTTAATACAGATTTAACCAATATCTCTGTTACAGGATTGCCTTATACATTTATCAATTCAGCCAATCAAGGACTTGATACCAGCTATATTGAATACTTGCGCTATGAACTGGCGGCTTATTTTTGCAGTGAGTATGGAATTCAATTCAATCCAGATTCAATGAATATATTAAAATCCTACAAACGTAAATTAATGTACATAGAACCACCCGATTTATCGATGAAAAAAGTTTCAATATTAGCAGGAGATGGACAGCAGGGGTATAATTACGGTGACGTTAATATCGGTAAAGGGTGGCGCCCCTGATCAATTTGATCAAATATTTATCTTTATTAAATAAACATAATCTAATAATATGTCGATATTTTTTAAGTTTTTAGACATGACAATGCCAAGGAAGGCAAATGACACAAAGAGGCGCGAACTTTAAACAAGTTGAAGTTAATATTGTTGGCTCTTCTACTTTCGGAAGATATCCAAAAATATCGAATGAAAAAACATATAATATGTTTCAAAGCGATACATTCATGGTGTCTTATGCTGGTTATTATCCTGCAATGCGTTCATCTACATTTTACAATAATGGAGTACAGGGAAGAGGTTGTTTTACCAGTACCAAATTCAATTCTATTGTAACGGTAATCGATGCTAATGTTTACTTAACACGCATAAATTTTAATCAGCAAAATATTTCTTTTGATTTCATGCAAGCGACTTTGATTGGTCAGCTTTTGACATCAACAGGCGTTGTTTACATTGCTGAAAATAATAATCCCCAGATTGCTATTTCAGATGGAACAGCGATTTATATTTACGATCCATCACAAACAATTCATTTCCAACAGGCTATTATTAACTTTGTACCGGGCTATATCACCTTTCATGATGCGCGTTTCATATGTGCAGCCAAACAAGATGATACAAGCGGTACGATTGTTACAAATAATTGGCGCTTATCCAGCACGACATCAAGTGGCGCTCTGGCTGGTGGTTTGACATGGCCTTCAACAGCAGCATTCGTTGGCTCCCTGCAAACAAAGCCGGATAACATTCAAGCGGTCGTACGATTTCCTTCACAAGGCAATATGATTTGGGTTATGGGTTCAATTGTGAGCGAGTCATGGTTTGATACCGGTGCACAATTATTCCCTTACCAGCGTAATAATCAATATAACATCGATTACGGCTGTCTTTCTCCTGCAACAGTAGCCTATATGGATGAAATTGTTGTATGGCTTGCACAGAATGAAAAATCTGGCGCAGTCATCATGTATTCAAGCGGTGGCGCCCCTCAAAAAATAACAACAGATGGAATTGATTATTTGCTTTCTACGCTTCAAACACCTTCAGATTCACAAGGATATTTATATAGACAAGATGGCCACTTATTTTACCACATTAATTTTTATAGTGATAATTTGTCGTTGTTTTATGACTTTAATACACAGAAGTTTTATCACGCCTGCGATCAAAACCAAAATTATTTCATTGCTTCACAAGTCGCTTTTTACAACAATCAGTATTATTTTACTAGTACAAATTCTGGTAATTTATATGCTTTTGACACTGTTTATACAACTTTCACCGATATCGATTCCAATGGGAATATGATAATTAATGAAATTCCTAGATTTCGCGTTTGTAAAAATATAAGACAGGCATCCCAAGATTATTTTATAGCAAATGATGTTGGATTTACGATTGAATCAGGTGAGACGTCTCCCCAGCAAGAAATAATAGGTGATATTCGATTAATAACGCAAAATGGTTCTTTATTGATATCGCAAGGTAATATCATTCAATTGGTAACGCAAGATGGTAATTATTTATCGACTCAATTAGGTCAAAATCTTATTACAGAGCAGAAAGATAATACTGATTTTAGTTATCTTATCACTAATCAAAAAGCTTATGTTTATATTCAACCACGGGTTGATTTATCGATATCCATAGATGGTGGGGCTACATTTAGCTCAGATATGCCTTATGTATTGCCTCCTTTGGGTTATCGTAAGAATAGAATGATGTGGTGGCAATTGGGTATTGCAAATGACATGGTTTGCCAGTTTAAATTTTGGGGCCTTGGGCGTTTTGTTATCACTAATGGTGTCATGAATACGAGGTTATAATGTCATCAACTTTACAATCAATTTTCCCTGATTATCCTCGTGATAGACCAGCCATTGATAAAGATGGGAATTTAACATCGCAATGGGATTTGGGATTAAGCGCATTATTTCAAGCATTGCAAAAGAATTATAAGAATGAAGGGTTGCTGATACCAACATTAGATGCATCAAATATCGCCATTATTCAAAGTTTATATACGCCTTATGTGAGTGGCTCTTACGATGCATTGACTGCAAATTTGCCTGATATTTCAGGTCAAATGGTATATGATACTACTAATAATGTGCCAAAAATTTTTGTTATTGTTAATACAGGCGGCACTGTAACATCAGCATCATGGAAAACATTTACAATTACATAATAACAAGGATGTTATATGGGACAGGAAAGGAGTTGGGGTAGTTATTTGCCTGGTATAGGTGGAATTGCTTCTGGAATAGCAGGTTTGTTTGGCGGGAAAAATCCTGCTGATGCTGCAATGCCCTATTATCAACAAATTCCGGGGGCAACGCAGGGTTATTATGACCCTTATATACAGGGTGGGCAGCATGCTGGACAACAACTTCAAGGTCAGTACGATCAGCTCTTAAATGATCCGGGCGGCAAATACAATCAAATAGGGCAATCATTTCACGAATCTCCCGGATTTAAATTTGCATTGCAACAAGCTCTTCAAGGCTCGGGTAATCGGTCTGCTGCTGGTGGTATGACAGGTTCTCCACAACATACACAACAAGATATGACGCTTGCCAACGATATTGCTAATCAGGATTATTACAATTACATGGGTGGCGCTACTCATATGTATGATCAAGGATTGCAAGGTTCCCAAGGTATGTATAATACTGGATTTAATGCGAGTAATGCTCAGGCGAATAATGTCTCTCAAGCATTAGCACAGCAAGGAAATTTAGCCTATCAAGGACAGGCCGAAAAAAATAAAAGCAGAAGCGATGCTTTTGGCAATATCATTGGCGGCTTAGGTAGTATGTTTTTTTGAGGTGAATAATGACTTTTTCAATGACTAATTTTATTCATCCAGTTCGTTCTGATGAAGTTAATCCATGGAATGGCGTGATGCAAAAAGCGCTGTCTTCCTATAAGGAATTATCACAAGCACCTTATATCAAGCCTATGCTGCAAGAAGCACTTACTAAACAGCAACTCTACAACAAGTATTATGGCAAAGAGAAAGAGTCTGAAATTGGGCTTAGAGGAGCTCAAGCTGGGCATTTGGGTTCTATGACAAGAGGGCAAGATATAACGAATCAATGGCTGCCGGATAAATTACGTCTTGAAAATGAGAAAGCACAATTTTTAGCAAATAATCCATTATTGTCACAAACAGGGGTGGTTGGGCAAGTTGGTGCTTCGCTTTATCTTCAACAACATCCTGAATTAAGGCGAAGACAAGCACAACAACAAGGGCAGCTACAAGAAGGACAATCCAGTATTGCATCTATTTATCCGCAGCAACAAGGACAAATGCAAGACGGACAATCCGGTGAATTCGATCCAATTGCAGCATTGCAAGAATCTATAAAGAATTCGTTTAAACCTAAAGGAAGTCAAGCAGTATTAACACCGTTAGAAAAAGCAAAGATTTATCGTGATCATTTGGCATCTACAGGTGCCTCTGAAAAAGATATTGCAGATGCAAATAAGCAAATTACAAATTTAACTGATAAAAATAAGTCTAATCCTGATTTAAAGGATTATCGTGAAAAAATGCTTTTACGTAAACATTGGGATTCTTTACCATCTGATACCAAGGCCAATTTGATAGCGACTGGTCAAGGCATGGGAATGACAGCCGATGAGGTAGAAAAATCACTTACAAGTGGCCAATCAATCCAAGATTTAATGTTTTCTCGCGGCTATGATTTAGAGCATCCACCAGAGCCTATTTATCAATTAACTAATAAAAATATAACTGATTTAAACCAGCGTGAATATGCGAGTCGTGAAGTTAAGTATTTATCTGATTTCGTTACCAGAGCAACTGGTGATTATTCTAGAACTGTAGCTGGCTATAGTTTTAAACAGATTAAAGATGGATTGACAGGAAGAAACGAAGATCAACAGGCAAAATATTTAGCGGCAAGAATGGTATCTCAAGAACTTGTCAATTTACGATTACTGCTCGGAGGTGCTAAAAGTACAGTTGCTGCACAAAAACATTTACTTTCATCTTCAATGCAAAATAATAAAGTTTTTGAATCACTTGTTAAGCCTAGCGTATGGGAAAAAATGCAAAAAATAGCTGATAAAGAACTTCAAAATGCATTTCAAGAAAGTAAAAAAGGATATGGTCAGCCATCTTCTGGTCAAAAAACCGAATCTAAAATAGATGATTCTAGCGATAAATTATTATTGCACATTCAAAAATCAGGAAAATCTACGCCTGAAGCAATGAGTATTTTAAATAAATTGGATAAAGTAGGAACGAAAGAAGATTGGGAGCATACAGCAAAAGAAGAGAAAATTTCTATTGCTGAAGCTAAAAAACGTTATTATGAAAAACATTTTAAGTAAGGCTATATCATGGCTAGAAATCTCCTTGCTGATGAAGTTGAAGATAATAAACCTCGCAATCTTCTTGCAGAAAAGTCATCAATAAAATCGAAACCAAAACAATCAGCTTTTGAAAAAGCTGCATTGAATTGGAATCCTATAGAAGAACTGCATAAGCCTAATCCATTTCTTGGGAATGTTGCTAATGCTGCAATCGGATTTGGTGAAGAAGCGATAGGATTAGGTGGACAAGCTTTAAGATTTCCATTTGAAGCTGCTGGTTACGCTGGATCTGGATTTAAAAAATCAGAAGTTCCACGCTTAACTCAAAATGTTTATCAAGGATTTGAAAATCTTGCTAATACTCCTTCGAGTATTGCAAAATATTTAGGGTCAGAAAAATATGCTAAAAAACTTCATTTAAATTTAAATCCTTTTGGTAAGCCAGAAGAAGAAGAAAGTGGTGATGTTTTGGCACAATCTTTGCCTTCATTAGTTCCTTTTGGAATGCTTGGCGAGGCTGGTGCATTAACGGGTACTGCGCGAACAGCCGCGCGCATGGGCGCTGGGGGTTTATTTGGTGTTTCACAAAATCAAGATCCATTAATATCGGCTTTATTAGCAGGGGCATTACCGCCAGCAGCTCAAAAGGTTGAACAATTTGGAGAATTTATAGGGAGTAAAGGACGTGGCAAAATTCATGAATTTAAAGAATTTGTTAAAGAACCTCGTGTAAAAGAGTTAAATGCTAAAGAACGTCTTGAGCAAGCTATTGCGGAACATGAAGAAGCAAAACAACTTCAAAAATCTGCTGAAATACAAGCTGCGCAACATGGATTAAAAACTAATCCAGAAGCGCTTGAGCTTGAAACATCTAATAAACGTAGTGCACTACAACAAGCAATAAAGAAATATGAGGAAATTCCTGAGCAAAATTTACATAAAATGCTTCCGGTTTTAGCAAATCCAGCACTTGTTCCGCAGGCTGAAAACAATTTAGCGCAAACTCAGCAAAATTTACGCACCAGACTTGGTGAGGGTGACGTTCACGGAGAAAATGTTTCACAAAATATTGTTAGACATTTTGAAGGAACAAAAAATCCTGTAACTGGTAAATATAAAGGTGGTGTGCGTGGAGAGATTGGAAAATCTTATAATAAAATTAATAAAGATTTAAAACCTCATGAAATATCATTGCCAGCCCCAATTGAGGATTCTGATATTCAACAGGTCGATCAATATTTAAAAAAATCAATTAGCGGGAAGGCCGAGATTAAACCTGATCAGCTTGAACGATTAAAGCAGCAAATGTTGATGCAAATACAGCAATCAAAACCACCTCAAGTCGTAAATGCATCAGATTATTTTACTGAATATCGTTCGGCTCTTAAAAAGGCAAAAAATGCCTATAAAGCCGCATATCAGAAAGCATCTGATATAACTCCAGAACAACGTGAATCCTATATTCAACAAGCTGAAAACTTTAATCGTCAAGCGAAGGGTATGTCTCAAATTATTGAACAGCAAATCGGCGGAGAGCCAGCTAAATTATTAGCTGAAACAAATAAACGCTATGCTACTGAATATGCTCCTTTGCATCAAAATCCAACTTATCAACAAATGCTGAAACATGGAAAATATGACAGCAGTCTTATGAAAGCATTGCGGGGAACAACATCAGGTAATGATATTTTAAATCGTTATATAGCTCAACAACCCGAATTAGCGCGTAATATTTTGGGTCAAGAATTTGCTCATAGACCGCAGGAATTATTAAATCCTAACAGAAGAGCAGAGCCATATATTAATCAATTACCAGATATACAAGAAATGATTGCGCAGCAAATGATAGAAACACGCGCAGTGCAAGAAGCACATTCACAATCAGCCGATCTGGAACAAGAAGCAAAACGTATACGTGAAAGCACAAAAGAACTAATTGCACAGCAAAAAGTACGAAAATCATTAGAAAATGAAACTATTCCAAAGTTGCAATATGAAATACAACAATCTGAAAAACATTTGCCAATACTTAAAAAAAGAGCCGAACGCACATCCGGCACAAAACAAGAAATAGAAAAACGCAAAGAAGAATATAAAATAGCTCAAGAAAATAATAAAAATTTAAAAAATAAATTAGCGATTGTTGGTTCAGCTATTGCGGGTGTTACACTAGGAAGACCATTGGCGAATAAAATATCAAAACTTTTTAAATGATTATTCAATAATAGCATATACAACACGAGCAATAATGCAACTAATAACACAAAATAATATAAAATGTAACATAATCTTTCCCCTTAAATTTAATATTAAACCAACTTTAATGAATGAAGAACGACCGGAAGAATTATCGAAGTAATAATTAAACCGATAAGCAGTAAAAATCTGGATTCAATTTTTTCTTCCACTCTTTTAATTTGTTCTGAAAGCCCTAAAAATCTCTCATCATTTATTTCTTTCATAACACGAAGTTTAACTTCGTGTTCAATGTATTGCTCGCTTGGGATATGCACGTTACTCATAATAAAGTTCTCTGAACTAATTATGAGCATTATAACATAGAATGGACAAAAAACAAGCATTAATGACTTGTTACTGGTTTTAATTAATTTATGCTATAGTATATGAATAGCTTTAGATGAATAACGCTGCTAAATCAAAGGACATGGAATGTCTATAGTTCCCACATTACTGGTTGGATCGACCGTACTTCAACAATATCTTGTCGATAAATCGACCGGTCTTCCTTTGGCTGGTGGTGTAATTACTCTCTATCAAGATAATAACCGAACAACTTTGAAAAACTGGTATTATCAAACTGGCTCTCCCCCTAATTATTCTTATCTGCCTTTGCCTAATCCTCTTACACTAAGCGCTGTTGGTACAATACAAGATCCTAATGGTAATGATACTTTACCCTTCTATTATCCTTTTAGTGAACAAGATAGCACTGTTGTTCAAACATATTATATAACGGTAGATAATTCATTAGGAACACGTCAATTCACAAGACAAAATTTTCCATATACGCCGGGCGGCCAAAATGGCGCCACTGGAGTTTTGACTGAACAAAATTATGTATTTAATAATCAGTTTTGGAGAAATATTGGAAGCGTTGTTTATAGTTCTGCAAATCATCCTCCTAATCAGATAACCATTAACTCTATAAATTATTTTTATGGAACTCTTGCCCCAAGTCAGCATGAAGGCTTAACTATGCCTGATTTGATTTTCATGAAGAATAATAATCTGGCTACGGATACAATATCATTCACTAAATTTGTTCAAGGAACACAGTTAACTGGCGATATTTGTCCAGAATATTATATTAATCATGTTTCAACGGCAACCACGGGTGAGACATTAAAAGTTTATCAGTTCCCAATATCCTTGCACGTGAAGACTTTAGATTTAGTTAATGCAACTTTTACGATTCAAGCACAAAATGTACCCGGAGCGGCAAACGGTCAATTATTTATTTATGCATATCAGTATCTTGGGTCAGGCGTAACATCCATGTCGCCAATTTTATTGAATAATGGACAGCCTATTACGCTTTCCAACGTGTGGCAAAAATATATAATTCCTTTTACATTTTTAACTTCTGCGAATGAAGTTTTAAGTAGCGCAGGTGATGACGCATGGTATATACAGATTGGCATTCCATTGAATGCAGCATGTAATATTAATTTTACATTACCGTCTTTATTTTTATGTGAACCAGCACAAATTCCATCGAATTGGTTTACTACATATGATCAGGTTAGCTCTATTGTTAACACGCCCCGAACTGGTGATGTAAGAACTTCTATGAATTCATTCTATCCTTTTGGATGGGTTCCTATGAATGATGGAACGATAGGAGATCCTTCTTCCAATGCAACAGATCGCGCAAATCAAGATACATGGCAACTTTTTAATCTATTGTGGAATGCATTCAGTCCTTATGGTTCTTCAATGTTTCCGATTTACGATGATATGGGCGTAATTTCAACATATAGTATAAGCGCTATAGCCGATTGGAACTTGAATAAGGCACTTGCATTAACCAAGTTAATGGGCAAAGTTATTCTGGGTACGGTTCCAGTTTCAGCGTTACTCCCAGCGCTTCCAGCAATTGCAGGTTATACTTCAACGGTAACTGGTTCGACATCCTCAGGAACCTTACTGATTACCTCTGCATCTTCTAATCTTTTATCGTTGTTCTTGGGAGCGCCCATTTCGTTTACAAATACGGGAGGTGCGTTACCCGGAGGACTGGCGGTAAATACCGCTTATTACGCAGTTCCACAATCAGCGACAACTTTATTCGTAGCAACTTCATTCGCTAATGCATTAGCGGGCACATATGTTGCATGGTCTACGAATGGAACAGGTACAACGACTTTAAATTATGCCATGGCCGCATCTGGCGAAGGTGAGTATAGCCATCTTCAGTTAAATTCTGAAGTTGCAACTCATACGCATAACCCTTTGGTCGGCACGGGATTCTGGATGAACGGAACAAATCAAAGTATTGCTGGTACTAATAGCTTCGCCATACAGAGCGCCGCTACAACAGGCGGTATTACCCGAACTGGTTCACAGACTGCTGGAAACGTCACTCAGCCCGGAACATTTTTCAATATTTTCATTAAGTTATAAGGATTTAACATGGCAAATGAAAAGCAGTTCACGCAGTTGCCTAGCGTGTCTAATGCATCAATGACTGATATTATTTGTGCAGTTCAAGGTTTCGTATCTTCTTCAAACCCGGGGCTTTCTGTACAAGAAACATTGGCTCAAATATACAGTCTTTTTTCATCAGAAATTATTTTAACGTATGCAGGAAATCCAAACGGCTCTGTTGCTGGAACCACCTATCAATTGCTTTGGGATAGTAACAATAAATTGACATGGATTTGCACGCAAACAGGGACAACCAGCTCTGCTGTTTGGCAGCCAGTTATGGGGCCGTTAACGAATGGTGAGCTTTATGTGGGCTCCTCTGGAAATGCCCCAGTAGCGACAACATTGACAGCAGGAACAAATATAAATATTACGAATGCGCCGGGCTCTATTACGATTGCGGCCGGAGGCATTCCGGGTATTTCGTGGACAACAGTAACTGGTGTTTCTGCATCGATGTCAGCGGATAGTGGATATGTCACTAATAATGCGGGACTTGTAACACTTACATTGCCAACCGTAGCAGGCTTGGGAACAGTGCTTTATATTGCAGGTCTTGGCGCTGGCGGATGGTCAATCGCTCAAAACTCAGGACAGAATATTAATGTTGGCTCTGTTTCTACAACAGTGGGGGTAAGCGGATCTCTATCTTCCACTAATCAATATGATACAATTACCTTAGTGTGTATTGTCGCCAATACAACTTGGTCAGCGTTAGGCGCACCCCAATCATTAGGACTCACGATTGTTTAAGGATTAAACATGACTACCCAAAACGGACTTAATCTTATTCTATCAGGCTCTACTGGAACCGGAAATTTTGTTGGCGCAAATACGCCAACTCTGATAACGCCCAATTTAGGTGTTGCCAATGCTACCAGTTTGGCATTTAGCCCCAGTACTAATGGAATTATAGGAACCACGACAAATAATAATGCAGCCTCTGGAAATGTTGGAGAATTCTTCGAAAGTATCATCTCAGGCGCAAGCTCTATTTCTTTAACTACGGCTACTCCTGCTAATATTACAAGCTTTAGTCTCCCTGCCGGCGACTGGGACATTCATGGCACTATATCTATAACTTCCAGTGGAAATTTATTAACAATAGCCGCAGGATGGACGAGCTTATCAAGCGCTACTGTCCCTGATATCTCTCTTTATAACTTTTTAACAGATTCAACACCATTTACTCACTGGGGAAGCAACGCGCCTTATTTGCGCGTATCAATAGCAACTTCAACAACTGTTTATTTATCATGCAGCGCAACTTTTGGAAGTGGCACAGTAACTGCCTGCGGTGGAATTTTTGCAAGGCGTGTACGTTAATATAAGGATATAAAATGACAACACTTCTGGAATTTGGTAGAGATGTACAAGGATACAATGCATTTGCCCCACGCACTGCCGATAATAAATATTCCGCAACATTGGCTAATGGTGGAGAAAGCCATATTAGCACGCCAAGCAATTATACAAATTGGATTGTTGCTTTTAGTTATCAACCTGGAACATCCGTATGGGTGGATTTAACGGGCGCAACTGCGGCCGTTCCTGCGGGTGGTACATTAGCAGCGACAACGGCTGAATTAAATCCCGGCCAGCGTATGGTTACAGCCGGTACAAAAGTTAGCATCATTACAGATTCTACCACTGCGGATGTAGGAGTAATGTTCTATGCAGTTTCCTGATTGCACAAACTTATTAACTCAAGATAATTCATTTGCGCTGGGCTCTGGAAGTATTTTCGTCCAACAAAATCAAACTCAAGGTGCGCCATTTCCACCTGCTCCCGGTGATTTTTTGTTGCTTGATGGAACGGATTTCCTTCTTTTGGATAATACGAATCTGCTATTACTTTAGTCAAGGAATGACATGTCAAAGAATATTAATCAAGTTTTTCAAACTAAACCCATAACATCTAATGTATCTACGGACCTGATGTATTTTGGACAGTCTCCATATGGCGCAACGAATGATGCAGCTATGACATATGCGAATTTTGCAGCACAGTTTGTTGGAGCAGGTGGGGCGGTTACAAGTATCTCGGGAACTCCCAATCAAGTCATAGCATCTGCATCAACTGGAGCAGTGACATTGAGTTTGCCGCAGAGTATCGCGACAACGAGTTCTCCCACATTTTCAATTATTACTGCTTCCAATAAATTTCTAGCTGGAGCGACGACATTTCCACTCCCCGTTATTCAAAACTCTACAGTTGGGCCTATTGGCGGTTCTGGAATTAACGCAGTTTTTACATATAATAACGCAACTGATTTTTCTAATTTTTTTGGATACAAATCTGCAAGTAATACGATTGGAGTATATTCTGCAATTAGTAATCCAGAGCCAATTTTATCATTAACTGGTTTGGGTGATGACGGCACGCAATTTACAGTTAGTGGTGCAATTAAACTTTTTTCTTCAGGAGCGGTATCTACCGGTATTGTGCCTTCTTCATGGATATTTCAAACCGCCAATACGTCCGGTGTCTTAACGACAGGAATGACTTTAAGCAATGCGCAGGTTCTTACCCTTGCGAATGCTCTTCCTATAGGTAGTGGAGGAACTGGAATCACATCATTTGGCACAGGGGTTGCTACTGCTTTGGGACAAAACGTAAATGGATCTGGGGCAATATCATTGACTACAAGTCCGACATTTGTGACACCTACTTTAGGGGCTGCATCTGCTACAAGCATCAATTTTAGCTCTACATCCGGCATAATCGGAACGACCACCAATAATAGTGCAGCGGCTGGAAGTGTTGGAGAATTAATATTT